ATGAAACCAAGGCCGCTGGCGCAGGGGCGGGCGATACGCTGGCTTGTGGAGGCCGGGCAGCCGATCGAGATGGTCGCGCAGGCGGCGCAGCGGTCGGCCCGCATGATCGCGGCGCAGGCTGAGCGCGAGGCTTGGCTGATCGCGCCGCCGCCGTCGCACGACATCGGCGCGAAGGTGCGGGAGGTCGCCAACATGCTGGTTGCCCGCATCGAGGAGGCAAGCAGGGCGGCGCTGGAGAACGGCGGCATCATCAACAAGAGCGAGATCGACTCGCTGGCCTATCTGATCAAGAGCCTGAACGGGCTTATCGGGATCGAGGGGGACAGCAGAGCCGAAGAAATCGCCAACAGGAAGCAGAACACCAGGAATGAGCACCGCGCGGCGATCCTCAAGCGGATCAACGAACGCATCGTCGAACTCGCACAGGAACTCGCGGCGAGATTGGTCGGACAGCGTGATCGGGTCGGACGGGGCTGAGCTGCTGGAAGGCAACTGGATCTTCTTCGCGAGACTTACGCAGTATCCTGTCGAGGACATGCCGGCCAACTGGCTGGTGACGGGCGGGCGTGGCTCGGGCAAGACCAGGCTCGGCGCCGAATGGGTGAACGGGCTGGTGCTGGGGCTGCCGCCGTTTTCGTCGGAGCTGGTGAAATACGGGCATATCGCGCTGGTGGGCGAGACGCTGGGCGACGTGCGCGAGGTGATGATCGAGGGGCCTTCGGGCATCCTGTCGATCGAAGGCGAGAACCGGCCGCGCTACGAGGCGTCGCGGCGGCGGCTTTTGTGGCCGAACGGCGCGGTGGCGCAGGCGTTTTCCTCGGAGGATCCCGACAGCCTGCGCGGGCCGCAATTCGACGCGGCCTGGTGCGACGAACTGGGGAAATGGAAGAACGCGGAGGCGTGTTTCGACATGCTGCAGTTCGGCCTCAGGCTGGGTACGCGGCCGATGCAACTGATCACCACGACGCCGCGCCCGACGCGGCTGATGAAGAAGCTCTACGCCGACCCCTCGGTGAGGCGCGACAAGCTGTCGACGGAGCGCAACGCCGGCAACCTGGCGCAGGGTTTCGTCGAGGCGCTTGAGAAACGCTATGGCGGCTCGCGCATCGCTAGGCAGGAGCTGGAAGGCGAACTGATCGAGGACCGCGACGACGCGCTGTGGTCGCGCGAGATGCTGGCCGAAGCCCTGGTGGGCGAGATCGGCGACATCAGGCGCATCGTGGTGGCGGTGGACCCGCCGGCAAGTTCGCGCAAGACATCCGACGCCTGCGGCATCGTGGCTGCGGGGCTGAACGCCGAGGGCCATGTGGTGGTGCTGGCGGACGCGACGCTGAAGGCTGCGAAACCGCTCGACTGGGCGAACGCGGCCGTGGCGCTGTTCCACCGGCTGGAGGCGGATTGCATCATCGCGGAGGTGAACCAGGGCGGCGACATGGTGACGGCGGTGATCCGCACGGCGGATGCGGTCGTGCCGGTGAAGGCGGTGCGCGCCAACCGGGGCAAATGGCTGCGCGCCGAGCCGATCGCCGCGCTCTACAGCCAGGGCCGCGTGAAGCACGCCGGGCGATTCCCCGAGCTGGAGGACGAGATGTGCGACTTCGGCCCGGACGGTCTGTCCGGCGGACGCTCGCCCGACCGCGTGGATGCGCTGGTGTGGGCGGTGGGGGAACTGGCGCAGAGGCAGGGAGTGCCGAGGGTGCGAGAGTTCTGAGCCAGTCCCGAAATTCTACTCCGCCGGTCACCTGGCGGCGTTTTCTGCGCTTCCGGTGCTCACGTACCCAAAAGTACGCTGCGCTCCGGTTCTCGAAACCATCCGCCATCTGACTCGCCGGAGCGAATTTCGCGCCCGGCTCACGGCGTTTCCCAGAGAAAGAAAGATATGAACTGGAACTGGCCCTGGAAGGCCGGCAGCGTTGCCGTGCCCGAGAAGAAGAACGCGACGGGATTCGTCGCGCTGCATGCGAGCGGCGAGGCGCACTGGACGCGCCGAGACTACGCGGCGCTGTCGCGCGAAGGTTTCATGCGCAATCCGGTGGTGCATCGCTCGGTGCGGCTGATCGCGGAGACCGCGTCGGCCATCCCGTGGCTGCTCTACGAGGGCGCGGACGAACTCGACACGCACCCGATGCTCGACCTGTTGGAGCGGCCCAACCAGCGGCAGGCCGGCGCGACATTTCTCGAGGCGCTCTACGGGCACCTGCTTTTGTCGGGCAACGCCTATCTCGAGATGATCGCGGCGGGCCAGGCAACGGGGGAGGGTGCGCGCGAGCTGCATCTGTTGCGGCCGGACCGGGTGTCGGTGCAGACCGACGCGGCGGGCTGGCCGACCGCGCTGGAGTATCGCGAGGGCAGCGCCAAGCGCCGGGTCGGTGTCGGGCAGGCGGGCGAGGGCGCATTGCATCTCTCGCTGTTCCATCCGCTCGACGACCACTACGGCTTCGCGCCGCTGGAAGCAGCGTTGATGGCGCTCGACACCCACAACGCAGCGGGGCGCTGGAACAAGGCGCTGCTCGACAATTCGGCTAGGCCCTCCGGCGCGCTGGTCTATGCTCCGAAGGAAGGCGGCAATCTGACCGACGAGCAGTTCGACCGGCTGAAGGCCGAGCTGGAGGACGGTTATTCAGGGACGACGCGCGCCGGCCGGCCGCTGCTGCTGGAAGGCGGGCTCGACTGGAAGGCGATGGGGCTGACGCCCAAGGACATGGACTTCATCGAGGCCAAGCGCGCCGCGGCGCGCGACATCGCGCTGGCCTTCGGCGTGCCGCCGATGCTCTTGGGCATTCCTGGCGACAACACCTACGCCAACTACCAGGAGGCGAACCGCGCCTTCTACCGCATGACGGTGCTGCCGCTGGTGGCGCGCACGGCCAAGGAGCTTTCCGCCTGGCTGACGCCAGCGTTCGGCGAGGACCTCAGGCTCTGGTACGACGCCGACACGGTGGAGGGCCTGTCGGGCGAACGCGACGCGCTGTGGGCGCGGGTGGGTGCGGCGGGTTTTCTCACGGAAGACGAGAAGCGGGAAGCGGTGGGGTATGGCGGGAGGGGGGGACCAACGCGAGCATGACAGTGCCCAGCACAAGCAGCTCGCCTCCGGAAGTCAGGGGAGGAATTCCGAGGCCGATCGGCAGCAGCCAGGCGCCGACGCACAGAACCATTTGGACGGCGGAGATCGCCAACAGGATCGGCAGCGGCCAGCGTTCCGGCTCCTCGACCTTCGAGGGTAGAAGACGGCCAGCATAGGCAAATACGAAGACGGGGATGAGAACGGTCACAAGGGCGACGTAAGCCGTCTCGACGAAGGACACGGCGACGTATGGCCAGTCGTGCAATTCACTTGGCAGAAAGACCAGGACGTATCCGGCCACCACGCCAGCGAGATATGAAGGCCAGAGAAGGATCGAGGTTTTCGCCACACCGCAGGCGGGCACGTTGCTGGATAGGAGTCTGTTGGCAAAGACGACAAGGGCCAGCCCTGCAACAAGCGACAGGACGACCACAAGCAATTGGCGTCCGGAGATGTGCCCTCCCTGGGTGAGTTCGACCATCGTAGAAATCTGCGCGGGAAAACCGGCGACGCCCATCATTGCCATCAACGGCCAAAAGCCGCCCCCGAGATCAGGCAAACCAAAATTGTCAGCCAGCCAGATCATCAGGGCGGTGCTGCCGATGAAGGTGGCCAAGCCGGCGGGGACAAAGCCGATTGCGTCGGGCCTGACCATTGTGCTGCTGCTCAAGGCAAGGAGCACCCCGAAGCCTTGCCATGCCGCCACTGCGAGAGACAGGACGAAAACGACGATGGCCAGGCGCCGCGCATTCTGGATCGACGAGCCCTGCCACCTGGCCAGAGGCGGGATCGCCAGTTTGGCGATCTCCACATAAGCCAGAACCGTGAAGAACGGCAGCAGGTCGAGCGCGAAGATCGAGAAATGGGTCGAGAAGCTGCCAAGCGGCGAATCGGGTCTCGGTATGCTGTCGGGATCGAGACCCGGCAGCGGGATATGCCAGCCAACGATCAAAACTACGAGCAGCGCGGCCATTTGCGTCGCCGCACGTAGTTCCGGATAGAGCGGGAAAGCCAAGTCTTTCAATTGCTCAACTTGGCTCCTGTGCGCCGGGTCTTGACAGCTGTGTATTTCACGGCCGGTCACAAGTGAAGCCGAATAGCGGTTCGTCCGCAGTGCCCTGAACAACATGTACCATAAGGATTCGCCATGGCGGACATATCCGTTACGGACGCCTGGCTGTGGGCGGCCAAGGGCGCCGGCGCGGTGGCGGGGTCGGCGATTTCGCTCGCTTACATCCTGCCGCAGGGCAGGCGCGAGGCGGCGGTGCGGTTCGCGGTCGGCGTGGTGTGCGGGCTCGTCTTTGGCGGCACGGCCGGGCTGAAGATCGCGGTCGAGCTCGGCGTCGACGGACTGCTCGGCACCGGCGAGACGATGCTGATGGGATCGGCGGCGGCAAGCCTGTGTGCCTGGTGGGCGGTGGGCGCGGTCATCAGGATGCTGAAGCGGAAGTAGGACGACGGGTGTCGTGTTGCTTCGGCGATCACCCCCTCACCGTCTCGGTCCTGCGGACCGAGCCGCCTCTCCCCCTGCCCAGGGGAGAGGATAACCAGTCCTGCTGGCGTCACCTCAACGAAGGGAAAAACATGATCAACGAACGGAAGTTCGTCGCGCTGACGCTCGACGAGGTGGAGGCTGACGGCGTGTTCTCGGGCTATGCGAGCCTGTTCGGACGCGTCGACCTCGGCAAGGACGTGGTCGAGAAGGGCGCCTTCGCAGCGTCGCTGAAGGCGCGCGGGCCGGGCGGCATCCGGATGCTCTACCAGCACGATCCGGCAGAGCCCATCGGCGTGTGGAGCGAGATCCGTGAGGATGCGCGCGGCCTGTTCGTGCGGGGGCGGCTGACCAGGGACGTGACGCGGGCGCGCGAGGTGCTCAGCCTGATGCGCGGCGGCGCGCTCGACGGACTGTCGATCGGCTTCCGCGCTGTCAGGGCAAAGAGCGACCCGAAGGCCGGCGTGCGCCGCATCCTGGAGGCCGATCTCTGGGAGATCTCGGTGGTGACATTTCCGATGCTGCCCGACGCGCGCATCGAGACGGTGAAGGGCAGACGCAAGCTGCCGACCATCCGGGAATTCGAAGGCTGGCTGACGCGGGATGCTCGGCTGACGCGAGGCGAGGCCCGGACGGTGATTGCTAGGGGATTCGCCGCATTGCTGCGCGGGCGGGACGCCGCGCCTGGCGATGGCCTCGCAGGACGCATCCGCGAGGCGACACGCATGATGATGACCGACTGATCACGACAACGGGAAACAACAACAATGATCGAGACCAATGCCGGCCACGCGCCGGAGACGAAATCCACGGGGCACCAGCCGGAGCTGGCCGATGCCTTCGACGAGTTCATGACAACCTTCGAGGCGTTCAAGGACGGCAACGACCGGCGCCTCGCCGAACTGGAAAGCAAGGGCGCCGACGTGCTGACGGTCGAGAAGGTCGACCGCATCTCCAAGGCGCTCGACGAGCAGAAGCGGGCGATCGACACCCTTGCGCTGAAGGGAATCCGCCCGTCGCTCGAACGCGGCGGCCGCGCGATACCCGGCGAGCACAAGGGCGCGTTCGAAGCCTATATGCGTACCGGCGACGACCGGCTGATCCGCGCGCTCGACACCAAGGCGATGTCCTACGGCTCCGGCCAGGACGGCGGCTATCTGGTGCCGAACGAGACGGAGGCCGAAATCGGCAAGCGGCTGGCGGAACTGTCGCCGATCCGCTCCATCGCCGCAGTGCGGCAGGTGTCGGCGGCGGTGCTGAAGAAGCCGTTCTCGGTGAGCGGTCCGGCGGTCGGCTGGGTTGCCGAAACGGCATCGCGTCCGCAGACAAACACGGCAACGCTGGCCGAGCTGTCATTCCCGACGATGGAACTCTACGCCATGCCGGCGGCGACGGCCTCGCTGCTCGAAGACACGGTTGTCGACCTCGACCAGTGGATCTCGAGCGAGGTTGAGGCAGCGTTCGCCGAGCAGGAAGGCCAGGCCTTCGTGCTGGGCGACGGGACCAACAAGCCGAAAGGCTTCCTCGACTACACCAAGGTCGCGGAAGCGAGCTGGGTGTGGGGCCAGATCGGCTACGTGGCGACCGGCGTATCAGGCGAACTGCCTGAGGACGATCCGTCGGACATCCTGATCGACCTGGTCTATGCGCTGAAGTCGGGCTACCGGCAGAACGCCAACTGGGTGATGAACAGGAAGACGCAGGCATCCATCCGCAAGCTGAAGGACGCCGACGGCAACTATCTGTGGCAGCCGCCGGCGGCGCCCGGCAGCCGCGCCATGCTGATGGGCTTCCCGCTGGTGGAGGCCGAGGACATGCCCGACGCCGCCGCCAACACCACGCCGATCGCGTTCGGCGATTTCGGACGCGGTTACCTGATCGTCGATCGCACGGGTGTGCGCGTGCTGCGCGATCCGTATTCCGCCAAGCCCTACGTGCTTTTCTACACGACCAAGCGCGTCGGCGGCGGGGTGCAGGACTTCGATGCGATTAAGCTGTTGAAGTACGGGGTCAGCTGACTCGGCCTTGATGCTGAGGGAGTTCCGCCAAAGTAGCGGCGTCATCCTCGGGCTTGTCCCGAGGATCTACGGACCTTTGCGGGTAGCCGCCTAGGTCATCTCCGAACTAACTGGCCGGCCTCGGCAGATCCTCGGGACAAGCCCGAGGATGACGACCGATTGTTGCACACAACTCAAGATCGGCAAGCGTCGAGCGACGCAACCTTGCTGCTCGGCTTGCCGTCGCGGTCCCGGTTTCCTCCCGCCGGGACCGCCCCCTTTTCTCCCACAGAGATGAACCCATGACGCTTTTTCGAACCGTCGACCCGGCGGCCGAGCCGGTGACGCTTGCCGATGTGAAGGCGCACCTGCGGCTGGCGCATGACAGCGAGGACGCGCTGCTCGAAGGGCTGATCCGCGCCGCTCGCGAGGATATCGAACGGGCGACCGGGATCGCGTTGATTGACCAGAGCTGGCGGCTGGCGCTGGACAGCTGGCCGAGCCAGGGCTGCGCGCTGCTGACGGTGCATCCGGTGCGCGAGGTGCTTTCGGTGACGGCGTACGGCACCGAGGGTGAAGCGTCCCTGCTCGACCCAGCGGACTACCAGCTCGACATGCTGTCGCGACCCGCAAGGCTGCATTTCGAGAAGCGGCCGGCGCCGCTGCGCATCTTCAACGGCATCGAGATCGACTTTTCGGCGGGCTATGGCGAAGCGGGTACTGACGTCCCGGATCTCCTGAAGCGGGCGATCCTGCTGCTTGTCGGGCACTGGTACGAATTCCGCGCCGAGTTCGGCGCTGACGAACAGCCGGTATCCTATCCAGCCGCATATGAGCGCATCGTCGCATCTCACCGTTCGAGGAGGCTCTGATGCGGGCGCTGTTCGTCGATCCCGGCACGCTGCGCAGCGAGCTGTCGCTGCAGACCTGCACGACCGTGCCGGACGGGTTCGGCGGCCATTCGGAAGAGTGGGCCGAGGTGGCGACCGTTTTCGGCAGGATCGAGCCGGTTTCGGCGACAAGCGTCTTCGGCGCCGACCAGACCATAGAGACGGTGACGCATCGCGTGACGATCCGGGGGCACGGCGGCGTGGCGAGCGGCATGCGTTTCGTCAGACAGGGCAGGGTGTTCGAGATCGTGACGGTTCACGACCCTGATGACACAGGCCGCTACCTGGTGTGCCGGACAAGAGAGGCGGGGCTGTGAAACTGGGCTTGCAACTGACGCTCGACGGAATGGTCCGGGCCTTGCGCATGAGGGCGCATGAACTTGCCGACGACCATGAGGAAGCCAGGCGGCGCGACGCGGTCGGCAACCAGCGCGTGCTGACGCTGCTGGCGGCAGAATCCGGGCGTTTCGCACAGGAGACAGACGATGAGTTCGGCCGCTGAATTGCAGAAAGCCATCTTCGAGGCGCTGAGCGCGAACGCAATGCTTGTCTCGCTTGTCGGCGAGCGCATCCTCGACCACGCGCCAGCCAACGTCGCCTTTCCGTACATCACCTTCGGTCGCAGCACCGTCTACGACTGGAGCACCGGAACCGAGGACGGCAGCGAGCAGCTTTTCACCTTGCATGTCTGGTCGAAGGCCAAGGGCAAGAGGGAAGTGCTGGCGATGATCGAACTTGCGCGTGCGACGCTGCACGATCAGCCGCTGGAACTTGAGACACACCGGCTCGTCAACATCAGGGTGGAGTTCTCGGAGGCAAGATTCGACGAGGACCAATCGGTTCACCACGGCGTGCTCAGGCTTCGCGCCGTAACCGAACGGGGCTGACCCCTCATCCGACCTCCCTCGACAAGCTCGGGGTCGGCCACCTTCTCCCTCAAGGGGAGAAGGAAGGATCAACGCAAACCAGGAGACCCAGAAATGGTCGCACAGAAGGGCAAGGACCTTCTTCTGAAGATCGATATCGACGGCAGTTTCGTGACCGTCGCGGGGCTGCGCTCCAGACGCATTGCCTTCAACAGCCAGACGGTGGACATCACGGACGCCGATTCCGCCGGGCGCTGGCGCGAACTGCTTGCCGGAAGCGGCGTGCAGAGGGCGGCCGTCAGCGGCTCGGGCATCTTCAAGGACGCGCAATCGGACGCCGCGATGCGTGCGCGCTTTTTCGCCGGCGAGATCGGCGACTGGCAGCTGGCCGTGCCCGACTTTGGCGTGGTGGAGGGAGCCTTCCAGATCACGGCGCTTGAATACACCGGCAGCCATGACGGCGAGGTCACCTTCGAGGTGGCGCTGGAGTCGGCGGGGCCGGTCAGCTTCACGGTGTCGGCATGACGGCGAACAGAAGGCGCGGCGAAATCGCGGCCGAGCTCGATGGCAAGACCTACCGGCTGTGCCTGACACTCGGTGCGCTGGCCGAACTGGAAGCGGCCTATGCCGCCGACGATCTCGGACAATTGGTGGAGCGCTTCGCGCGCGGTCGATTGTCGGCGCTGGACATGATCCGTGTGATCGGCGCGGGGCTTCGTGGCGGCGGCAACGACATTGCCGATCGCGATGTGGGGGCGATGCAGTCGGCAGAAGGCGCGGCGGGTTTTGCTGGTATCGTCACCGAGCTGCTGACCGCGACCTTCGGTTCGGCGCGCGTCGAGGCGCAGCCGCCAAACCCTTGAGCGCCGCAGCAGGCAGAGCAAACGAATTTCCGTGGGACAGCGTGATGGCCGCGGCGTTCGGCCTGCTGCGGCTTTCGTCACGGGATTTCTGGTCGATGACGCCGCGTGAACTGGAGCGGGCGATGAGCGTGCTTGGAGGCGACATGCGAAGCGCCCCAGCGCGTCGGGATCTCGCAGAACTGATGCAGCAATTCCCGGATGCGCAAGGAGGTGTTCGACATGGCTGAAGACGTCACGGTGCGGATCAGCGCCGACACGCAGCCGTTCCAGGATGCGTTGCAGAATCTGGAGAAGCTGTCGGCAAGCTTCGGCGCGCAACTCACAGGTGCGCTGAAAAGCGCCGTGGTGAGCGGCAAGGATCTTGACGAGATCTTGCGGCGGATCGGGCTCAATCTCGCGGGGCTCGCCCTGGAGCAGGGACTGAAGCCGCTGCAATCCCTGGCGGGCGGACTGGTGTCGAGCCTGCTCGGCGGACTGTCGGGACTGCTTCCCTTCGCCAAGGGCGGCGTGCCCGGACATGTCGTGCCGTTTGCTTCGGGCGGCGTTGTCTCGTCGCCGAGCTATTTTCCCGTCGGCCGCAATGTCGGCGTCATGGGTGAAGCCGGTCCGGAGGCGATCCTGCCGCTGCAGCGCTCCGCCGATGGACGGCTGGGCGTGGCAACGAACGGCGGCGGTTCAAACGTCAATGTCGTCTTCAACGTGACGACCCCGGATGCCTCTTCCTTCCGCAAATCCGAAGCCCAGGTGACGGGCATGCTGGCGCGAGCGGTCTCGCGTGGCACGCGAACTTTCTGAGGGTTTCAGGTGAGGCCGGCCCTCGCCGCAGTTCAATCGGAGAAACCATGCCCGAACTATCGAGCTTCCACGATGTCCGTTTTCCGACCGGCGTCTCGTTCGGTGCGACCGGCGGACCGGAACGACGCAACGAGATCATCTCGATGACATCGGGCCGCGAGAAGCGCAATGCGCGTTTCTCGCAGTCGCGCCGCCATTACGACGCCGGCACCGGCGTGCGCTCGCTGGCCGACCTGCACGACGTCCTCGCATTTTTCGAAGCGCGGAGAGGATCCCTACATGCGTTTCGATTCAGGGATCCGTTCGACATGAAATCCTGCCGGCCGGACGAGTCGGTATCGCCGACGGACGAGGCGCTCGGAGTGGGCGACGGCGCGACAGTGCGTTTCGCGCTGACCAAGACATACGGGGAGGGCGATGATGCCTACAGGCGATTGATCGCCCGGCCGGTGGCTGAAACGCTCCTGATAGCCGTGGACGGCGTCGCGAAGGCAACGCCTGACGCGTGGAGTTTCGACTTTGCGACCGGCGAGGTTGTGTTTGCGCCGGGCAGCATTCCGGGGCCGGGCGAAGCGGTGACGGCGGGATACGAATTCGACGTGCCGGTGCGCTTCGACACCGAACGCATCGCGGTGAGCCTGACGGCCTTCAAGGCGGGACAGATTCCCTCGATCCCGCTGATCGAGGTGCAGCAGTGAGCGGCTATCCTGAGATGTTGGCCGCGCATATCGACCGCGAGGTGACGACGGTCTGCCATTGCTGGAGGCTGACGCGCAGGGACGGCTGGGTGGCGGGCTACACGGACCACGACCGGCCGCTGACGATCGGTGCGACGGTTCATGCGCCGCAGACGGGACTGAGCGCCAGCGAAGCCAGAGACACGCTGGGCCTCGCAGTCGACACGGTGGATGTCGAGGGCGTCTTGTCCTCGGACGACATCAGCGACGAGGACATCGCTGCGGGTCTCTACGACGGGGCGACGGTAGAGACGTTTCTGGTCAACTGGCGGCAGCCCGCCGATTTCGTGATGCTGCGCACGGCGACCATCGGCAAGATCACCCGCACCGACGGGCGTTTCGTCGCCGAACTCGAAAGCCTGGCGCATACGCTGGACCGGCCTGATGGACGCTATGTCAGCCGCACATGCGACGCCGAACTTGGCGACGCGCGCTGCGCTTTCGATCTCGACAATCCGGAGTTTACCGGCGCCGGGACAGTGGAGGCGCGCGAGGCGCCCTCGACGCTTGTCGTCAGCGGCCTCGACGATTTCGCCATCGGGTGGTTCACGCATGGGGTGCTGACCTGGACCACGGGCGCTCATGCCGGTCGCAGCGAGCGCATCGACGAACATCTCAAGGACGCGGTGGGTACAACGTTGGTGTTGCGGCCCGATCGCCAGATCGTGGCTCTGCCTGGCGACACGTTTTCAGTCGTGGCCGGTTGCGACAAGAAATTCGCCACCTGCAAGGCAAAGTTCGCCAACGCGATCAACTTCCGGGGCTTTCCGCATCTGCCCGGAAACGACGCAGCCTACGGTTATGTCGTGGATGGCGGCGTTTTTGACGGCGGACCGATCGTGCCATGAGTGCGACGCATTCACCTATCGCGGAAATGGTAGTGGAGGAGGCGCTGTGCTGGCTGGGCACGCCTTACCGGCACCAGGGGTCGCGCAAGGGCGTCGGCTGCGACTGCCTTGGCCTGGTGATCGGCGTGTGGCGGGCGATCCATGGCGAGCTGCCTGAACTGCCGGGTCCCTATGCGCCTGATTGGGCCGAGGCCGGCGGCGAGGAAAGGTTCCTCGCCGGCCTGCGGCGGCATTTCCGCGAAAAGCGGCCGGACGACATGGTTGCGGGCGACCTGCTGCTGTTTCGTTGGCGGCCTCATCTGCCGGCCAAGCATGCAGGCATCCTCGTCAAGCAAAACAAGTTCGTCCACGCCTACCAGGGCAGCACCGTTTCCCTGTCGGAACTGGTCCCGCAATGGAAGCGGCGCATCGCCGGCGTGTTCGCCTACCCCGAACGCCAACCCGTCAACTAGATCGGATCCTTCATGGCAACCATCCTGCTCCAGGTCGCCGGCGCGGCAATCGGGAGCCTGCTCGGCCCGGTCGGCAGTGCGCTCGGCGCAGCGGCGGGTGCGCTTGCCGGCTACACGATCGACCAGGCGATCATCAACGGCACGCGCCGCCTGGAAGGGCCGAGGCTGACCGGCGCGCGGCCCTTCACGGCCGAGGAAGGCGCGGCGATACCGCGCGTCTACGGGACGGCCCGCGTCGGCGGCATCATGATCTGGGCGACCCGCTTCGAGGAGGCCAGTTCGACGAGCCGGCAAGGGGGCAAGACCGGGCCGAAGGTTACCGAATACAGCTACTTCGCCAACGTCGCTTTCGCGCTCTGCGAGGGCGAAATTTCAGGCATACGGCGCGTATGGGTCGATGGCCGCGAAATCGATCGCGACACGATCGACATGAGGGTGCGCCGCGGGCGGGAAACACAGGGCGTCGACCCGCTGATCTCCACCAAGCAGGGCGCCGGCAACGCGCCTGCCTATCGCGGCACTGCCTATGTGGTGCTGGAACGCTTTCCGCTGGCCGACTACGGCAACCGCATTCCGCAGTTCCAGTTCGAGGTTCTGCGACCGGTCGGTGCGTTGGCGAAGGACATCCGCGCGGTGTCGCTGATCCCAGGCTCGACCGAATACGGGCTCTACCCTACGCTGGTGACGCGGCAGCACAGGCAGGGCGACACAGAGGCGGTGAACCGCAGCGTCCTCTTCGGCGAGAGCGACCTTGTCGCCTCGCTGGACGAGCTGCAGATGCTCTGTCCCAACCTCAAGCATATCGCGCTGGTGGTGGCATGGTTCGGCGACGATTTGCGCGCGGGCGAATGCAGGATCCGGCCGGCGGTGACCACGAGCAACGGATCGGGATTCTCGAAGTCGTGGACCGTGTCGGGAGTCTCGCGCCCATCGGCCATGGTCGTTTCGACCCATGACGGCGGCGCTGCCTATGGCGGAACGCCCTCCGACCGCAGCGTCATGGACGCCATCGCCGAGATCAAGTCGCGCGGGCTGACGGTGACGCTCTATCCGTTCGTGATGATGGATGTGCCTGCGGATAACGACCTGCCGGATCCCTACGGCAACCCTACGCAGCCGGCCTATCCCTGGCGTGGACGCATCACGTGCGAGCCGGCGCCGCTGGTGTCGGGCACCGCCGACCGCACGGAGGAAGCGCGCGAGCAGGTCGAGAACTTCTGCGGCAACGCGTTGCCGGGGCAGTTTTCCGCGTCGGCGAACACCGTCAACTTCTCCGGCTCCGGCAGCGACTGGGGATACCGGCGCTTCATCCTGCACAACGCGCGGCTGGCGCAGGCGGCGGGCGGGGTGGACGCTTTCCTTGTAGGCAGCGAGTTGCGAGGACTGACAACGCTGCGCGACGAGGACGACGAATTTCCCTTCGTCGATGCGCTTTGCAGCCTGGCGGGCGATGTGCGCGGCATTCTCGGGTCGTCGACGAAGATCACCTACGGTGCGGACTGGAGCGAATATTTCGGCTACCATCCCCTCGACGGCACCGGCAACGTGTATTTCCATCTCGATCCCCTGTGGGCGCACGACGCGATCGACGCGGTGGGCATCGACAACTACATGCCGCTGTCCGACTGGCGCGATCCCGATCATGTGGCGGGTAATCCCGACGGATTTTCTGGTCCCTACGATCTCCAGGGAATGCGGGCTGCTATCGCGGGCGGCGAGGGTTTCGACTGGTATTATCCGACATTCGAAGCGCGGCGCTCGCGCGACCGTTCGCCTGTAACGGATGGCGCTTTTTCAAAGCCGTGGGTCTTCCGCACCAAGGACCTGAGGAGCTGGTGGTCGCAGCCGCACTACAACCGGATCGACGGCGAGGAGGCTGCGGAGCCGACAGCCTGGGAGCCCGAGAGCAAGCCCTATTTCTTCACCGAGATCGGCTGCCCCGCGACCGACAAGGGACCGAACCAGCCGAACATATTCGCCGACCCGAAGTCGGCCGAGGGCGGCCTGCCGCACTTCTCGAGCGGCGGTCGTTCGGATATCGCGCAGCAACGCTTTCTCTCGACCCATCACGCCCACTGGAACCCCGAAGGCGCGACCTTCGAGGAGACGGATAACCCGGTCTCGACGGTCTATGGCGAGCGGATGGTCGATCCGGAACGGCTGTATGTGTGGGCCTGGGACGCCCGGCCCTATCCGGCCTTCCCCCTGCGCAGCGACCTCTGGTCCGATGGGGGAAACTGGCACTACGGACATTGGCTGAACGGGCGGATCGGCAATCCCACCGTTGGCGAGCTGATCAACGCGATCCTAACCGATCACGGCCTGCCGCCGGCTGACGTGCAGGGCGCGGACGGGACGGTGGCCGGTTATGTCATCGACGAGCCGGGCTCAGCGCGGTCTTCGCTCGATCCGCTGATCGACCTTTTCGGGCTCGCGGTGATCGAGACGGCGCAAGGCCTCGTCTTTCGCGGCGAGAGCGATCAAGCAGCGACAGTGCAGATCGAAGAGATGGTGTCGAACGGCAGCGACGCGGTGCTGGAGACAGTGAGGTCGCCCGATCATCAGTTGCCGACGGAGGCGGTGCTCAGCTTCCACGATCCTGTGCTCGACTACCAGACGGTTTCGGTGAACCAGACGAGATCAGGCGCACCCGGCCGCGGCCAGCACGCGATCAGTTTTCCCGGGTCACTGGAAGCGGGGCAGGGAAGAGCGCTGATCGGCGACTGGCTGAGGCGCGCATGGGCAGGACGCGAGCAAATGACCTTTGCCGTGCCGCAGCCCAATGCCGCGATCCTGCCGGGCGCGATCATCAACTTGCCGGACTCGGCGGTCGACTATCTCGTCACCGAGATCGAGGACGGGCTGGTGCGCAGGGTCTCGGCGCGCCGGATTGTGCGCGCCCCGCCGACCGCATGGCAATCCGCCAACCCCGGCGCTGTGTCGACCACGGTTCAGGTCGCAGGACAGCCGCTGGCGGTATTCCTCGACCTGCCGCTGGTGTCGGAGAGCGAAGCGGCCGAGCAACACTTCCGCGTCGCCACCTGGCAAAGCAATTGGAGAAGCCAGGCGGTTTTCGTCTCGCCCGAGGACACAGGCTTCGCCCAGCGCGCCACGATCGACCGACCCGCGGACATCGGGGCGCTTGTCGAGGCGCTGCCGCCAGGGGTGAGCGGGCGGGTCGACTATTCGGTGGACATCACTGTCGAGCTTTATCACGGCGCGTTTTCGAGTGTCAGCCGCGCGCAGCTTCTGAACGGGGCGAACGCCATCGCCATTCGCTCGACAGGCGGCGTCTGGGAAATCGTGCAGTTCGAGACTGCCGAGGAAATCGAACCGGATATCTGGAAACTTGGCGGACTGCTGCGCGGCCAACTTGGCACCGACGATGCGACCGCAGCCGGAGCCGAGGCGGGCAGCTATGTCGTGCTGCTGAATGAGGCGGTGCAGGCAGCCGGGCTGTCGGCCAGCGAGATCGGCCTGCTGCTCAACTGGCGCGTCGGTCCCTCCGGGGGCGACTTTTCCAGCGCAAGTTTCTCCGATCACTCCGAGACGGGTGGGCTGCGCTCCATTCTGCCGCTGTCGCCGGTCCATCTGAGGGCGACGATGGATCCCTCCGGCGATATGGCGATCGGCTGGACGCGGCGCGGCCGGCTCGGCGCCGACAGTTGGACCGCCAGCGACATCCCGCTCGGCGAGGAGCGCGAGGAATATCAGGTCGAGATCGCGCATGCCGGCGGAGCCATGGTGCGAACCGCGACCTCTCTGACGCCGGGCTATGTCTATGGGGCCGCCGACATCGCCTCCGATTTCGGCGCGCCGCCTGCCGAGATCGACGTCACGGTGCGGCAGCTCAGCCTGGCGGCCGGCTGGGGCATTCCGGCAACGCGCCGCCTTTCGCTTTCATGAACTCCAACATCGAGGATGAACAATGACCGACAGCAAACCGTGGTATCTCTCGCGCACCATCTGGGCCTCGCTGATCACAATCGTCACGGCAACCGCCGGCGTGGTGGGCGTGCCTGTCGCCGGCATCGACAACCAGGCGCTGACCGACACGCTGCTCCAGGCGATCACGGCGATCAGCGGCCTGGTGGCGATTTTCGGACGGCTGGGGGCGAATGCCAGGATTGGGTGAGCTTGAGCGCTTGGCCGCGAAAATCCCGCTGATCGTTCATTCCCCGTTCAGCGGCGATGCGCTAGAAAGCGTGTCATGAAGACGTTTCGCGCCCTCTTTCGCTTCGCCGCGCTCGGCCTGGTTTCGGCTGCGATGCTTGGCGTGCAGCCGGCCGCGGCGGCGGACTGTTTTGGCATCGGCCAACAGATCGCCGCCCAGAACGGCGGCCAGCTTGCGAATGTGCGCGAGGCGAACCAGGGTGGCCAGACAGTCTGCGTGGTCGTCGTGCTGATCCCTGGAAAGGATGGCGGCCACCCGCGTCGCCAGGAATTCGTGGTTCCCGCCAGTTGA